CCTCTCCGAAACTCTAGCCTCAGGCATCCCTATGTCCACTTCTGCTTCCTATCAATCAAAGTATGCTCCCCATAACATTGTACAATCACGCTTCAACTCTCCTTCTTCCTATGCCGACAAACCATCATCAAAAGGCCACCACATCAACAGCATCCTCACACGTGCTCGACATGTCATTCACAACGCCAAACATTATGGTACACACAACTCAGATTCACTTGCTGACGCTCTCATCCCAGACTCTCCCGAATCAATGAACTTATGCAACTTTTATCTCTCCGAACCAACTGAACTATTTATCCGAACCCAAATCTCTAAAAGAGACCCTTCTCAAAACAAGAAAATTCGCCCAGTTTACGCCGTTTCTATTGTGTTTATTCTCATCGAAATTATGCTCACTTATGGAATGCTCGCTCAAATGCGAAATCCCGAATGCTGCGTCCTACATGGACTCGAAACATTTCGCGGTTCTATGCAACTCATCAATCATGTAGCACATTTCTTCACCTCTTACATTTCACTCGACTGGTCCCAATTCGATCAACGTCTCCCACTTTATGTAATTATTTGTTACTATACCCGCTGGATACCCAAATTCCTAGTTATTAACAAAGGATACTGCCCAACTCATACCTACCGTGACTCATCAACGTCACATCAAATACCCCACGCTGAAAAGCTCTTTAACCTATTGCAATTTCTCTTGCTATGGTACATCAACATGGTTTTCATCTCTTACGATGGCTACGCTTATGTTCGCCTTAATGGCGGAGTCCCTTCCGGACTACTTAATACCCAATCTCTCGATTCCTTCGGTAATATGTACATTATCTCTGACTGCCTTCTCCAATTTGGATTTACTATGCACGAATGTAAAGACATGCTCTTCTTCATCCTCGGCGATGACAACATCATCTTCGCCCGCCAAAACTTCACAAGAATTTGTGAATTTATGTTATTCCTAGACACCTATGCGAAAACAAGACATGGAATGGTCCTCTCCGTCCTAAAATCCACGTACACTTTCCTTCGCTCCAAAATAGAAGTCCTTGGTTACACTAACTTTCATGGTATGCCCACTCGCCCAATTGGTAAGCTTGTTGCTCAACTCGCTTTCCCTGAACGCCCAGTTCGTCACGACTGGATGCACGCTGCCCGCGCCCTCGGCTTAGCCCAAGCCTCTTGCGGTCAATCTGCTCCCTTTCACATGCTGTGCTATTTCGTTTACAAACGCTTCCGACCCACTGTCCCTATCCCAGGCCCTCAAGTCCGTAAAGTATTCAAATACACTATGACGCAACTAATTGACATCGACCTCGACGTCGACGACTTTCATTTCCCCGACTTTCCCAGTCTCTCAGACTGCAGAAGACAAGTTGAAACTTATGCTGGATTCACATCCGAATATGACAAATGGAATGAAAACATCTTCACTGCCGGTCCTTCCGTCAAAGATTCTGACTACGAAACTCTCGAGACATGGTTATCTAACCATCCCGAACACTCCTTCAGAACTGACAACATTATGCAAGGCAACTTTTGCCCTTAATATGCTGTTTTCTCC